TATGAGAATCTATTACATTAGTAGTATTAATAACTAATTTAGCTCTTAAAACATCTGAATTAATATCTTCAACAATAATACCCTCTTTATTAGCTTCTATTTTTGTTTCAGGAATAAGATTATTAATTAAATCCCCTCTTTTAATAGCATTCTTTTTCTTAGAAGATATTAACTCTTTGTTTGCAAAAACGTATTTGATTTCTTCTTCTCTTGTCATTTCTTTACTATTTTTGAAAGTGATTTTTCTTTAATTGCTTTTAATTTTTCTATTTCTTCTTTTGTTAATTCTTTTTTCATAATCCTAATGTAATTTTAAAATCATTACTTAATCTTTTTTGTTCTTCTGGACTTTCATAAATTAAAGTCTCCTGAAATGCTTTTAAAGTATCAATCTTAGCTTTCATAATCAATTGCATAACTGGCAAATGGTCGTATGATGCCTTTAATGATTCGTTTTTATCTAATAAACCTAATGAACTCGCAAAGCTGTTCATTGTATTATTAGCGTCTGTTTGTATTGAATTTTGCACATAATCAAGCATCGCTTTTTCTTTATTTTCGTATGTGCTTGAACCGTTAGAAAAATAATTTAAAATATCTTTATTCATGTCGAATGCGTTTAAACAAGTCAAAGCATCATTACTAAATTGCTCGTCTAAGTACAAACGTTTCATATCACTAACTAAATGCTGTGCTTTTATATTTGCATTAGTTATTAATAATGATTTTTTAGCAATCTTTGAGAATATATCTTTACGGTCATTATCTTGTATCTGCGCTTCATTTCCATCTCCCTGACTTGCCATTAAATACTTTTGGCTCATCTTTAAATTTACATTTTTAGATAGTAAATTTTCTTCTATATTTTCGATAGTTTTTGAAATACCTTTTAATCGGCTTGGAGAACTCATTAAAGAATTAGTTGTTAATCCATTAGCAAGGTCGTAAGTGGGAATAATATCTTTTAATTTTATTTCAAAAGTTTGACCATCTAATTTATAGATAATTTTCTTTTCTCCAAATGCTTTAAGTTCTGATTTTGTGTAGATAAAAGACTTAACTTTTTCAGTACTATTTAAATCAATTTCACTCGGAATAAGATTAAATATTGCTTTTGTATTATTCAAAGCATCAACTTTGTATGTGAAATTAGTACCTGACGCTGACAAAAACCACATTTGCTGAAAGAAAAAATCTTCTTGTGATTGAAAATAATTAGGTTGTTTGAATAATTTAATTATTTCGCTGTTATCGATTGGTTTGCCTACGCTATTTAAATGAGTTATTTTCATTTGTGAATAAATCTTTGAACGCAAAGCAATAATAGCCATTATTACAGGGTTATTTAAAGAAGTATGTAGATACTTATCGGAGTTAACGAATCCGTTTTGCTCTAAAAAAGAATAGGTAAAAGTACCACTGCGGTCTCGTTCCACACTGATACTATTACCTTTCCAAAAATCGAATAATCCCATTTAGTTATGTTTCACAACATTAATAATAAAAGCAAATATAGTAATTATTTTTTAACTTAAGCGAAAAACTTTAACAAACCACGAAATAACATATTTCATTGCGTCTAAACTGTGGTCGTCTCCGTTTTCTTCTGGCACATCCATTTGTATTCCTTGCCATATTTTCCACGAATAATTTTCGTATTCCTGTTCTATATTTATAGATTCTTTTGTATAATGTATTTTACTTTTTTGCATAGTTTCAATTCCTGAACTAATAGAACCAGCTCCTTTTTTTGCTTGAATTATGTTATAGCCTGCATTCTTTAATTTCCTCGATTCTTCTTTGTTTAACTCATTCCCAGAGTCGGCTATAATTTGTTTATGCTTAGGAATGTTTAATCGTTCAAATTCTTCCGATAAACTACCTTTAATATCGTTTAAAGGCTTATATAATATTTCTCTAAAGAAATAATTTTCATCACCGTCAAACTTCATTTCAACCAATGCGCTTGGCGCGCTCAACCCATAATCTAATCCGTAATAACTTTGATACGGTAACTTTTCAAAATCTGCATTACTTAACAATTCCCATCCTTTAAAAATACGATTTGGTTTTTCTGATTTCTGACCAAGAGCATAAACGGCATGCATATAAGCGTCTGCCGTATTTTGTTCTATATTAAACGGATTTGATGGGTCGTAACTTAATATTTTCTTCTTTTGTTCTGGATGACAGAACGGATTGTCTTTAAAAGTAGAATGAATTAAAATAGAATTATTTTGTTTAACCAAATCATCGCTCCATAATTTTCCAACTGGGTTATAATCCATAAAAACAGCGCAACTACAACGCATATCTAATTGGTCAAAAGTTGTCTTAGGCATTTTATAAAATTCGTTAAACCATAGATAATCAGAATGATAACCGTGAACTTTTAATTCATCGTCAGTTCCTTCTATATTTATTGTAGAACCATTAGGAAAAGTAAATATTGATTCTGTTTTATTAAAAGTAAGTAAATTATAATTTGGTAAAGTTGGATAATATTTAAGCATATCTTGTAAAATAGTATCTTTACAGTCCTTTTTAGTATTTCTAAAAACAGCTAATTTAATTCTACTTTTACTCCAAGCTAATAACCAAAAAATTTGAAGTATTGAAAAAGTTTTAGAACTTCTACTACTTCCAGAATTTATAATATATTTATATTTTCCACATTGTAGAGCATTCCAATTTTTCTCAAATACGGGTGTAGCCTGCATTTATGTATAAATTAAATTAGAAGTATTTTTAATTACTCCTCTTAGCATACAACCTAATGGCTGTAATTTAATATTATTATGCTTTGAGGCTTCCTTTAGTCCAAAGTAAAAAACGCCTGTTAAAGTGTCTAAAATTACTTTGCTTCTTGTTAAGTTGCTTTTTTCTACTCTATCTCTTGATAATTTTACACCTTTCAATGTATTTGATATTTTATTTTTTGTTTCATTAGTTATAATTCTAATAGAATTATTATAAGCTATTAATAGCTTTGTTTTTTCCGTATGTTTTCTTCCTTTTCTTTGAATACTCATTTTTTCTTTTGTTTCTTTACACAAAGCTCCATTTTGGTAATTTGTATTTATTAATTGACAATTTAAACCATTTATTCCAATAACAGAATAGATATCTTGATAATATCTTTCATAAATATTTAATTCTAAAATACTACATTCGTGAATTACTTCAAACTTATGATTTTCTATACCATATTTTAAAAAAGAACGATAAAGTTTTACTTGACTTTTACATCTTAATTTTTTATAGTTTTTAAATCTTTTTTCAATATCGATACTTTGACCAATATAAACTTTTCCATTAACGGAAGTAATTTTGTAAATTCCTATCATAATTAAAAATCCCTAACGCTCACCACAAACGAAAGGGATTATTATATTAATTGTGGTGAATAACAAATATACAAAATTTAATCATCAATTGGCTTAATTATTTCAATTTTTATATCATTTGATTGTATCTTTTCGCCCCCTGATGTCATATCAATTTTATCCCCGTATTTTTTAGGGTGCATTTTGCCCAACATCCACTTTCTTGCATCCATTCTTAATCTTGCTCTTTGAATAACGTCATTGTTTACTATTTCTCTACCGTCTTCTAATGTTATTGTATCATTGGTGTTTTCATCGACAATAGATAAAATATCTTCAAACATATTTTCGGCTCTTATTTCTGTCGCGCGCGTGTATTGTTTCGATTTGAATTCGTCTTCTTCTATCCAAATAAAAAAAGTCGAACTACTTGGCATATTATCTTTTCGCAATACAGAACGTAAAGAAGCTCCATTTTCAATATCTGAAATAATTCTATTAAATATTTCTTGTTTATCTTCCTGACTATAAGCCATAACATTATATTTTAAAAAACCCCGCCAAAATATAAATACTCCAACGGGGCAAAATTATGAATTACAAATATACAAAAAATTACAATCCGATTAGTTTTTCTGCTGTTTTTGTTAGTTGTATATTGTATTCTATCAAATCTTCAACTATTTTGCATCCATAGAAAAATCTTTTTGTAGTTGTATTATATTCTATGCTTCCGAATTTTAATCCTTTAAAAACTCCATTAGAAATATCAATACATTCTACATCAAACAAACATCTTTCTTTTGCTTGTTGGTATTTTGATATTTCATTTCTTGTAATCATCATGTAATAATCCGCATCAGGCTCTTTCAAAACATTCCCATTATCATTACAAGGAACAAACATCCATAGTTCTAAAGGTTGTTTCAGGAAGTTAGCGTATTCAATTACTCTTATAAAATTTAATTCATTTAAAGCGGTCCATTCGTCACTAAGAACAAAATCTGTCATTGATATTAAATTTTTCATATCTTCTCAAAATTAATTGTACATTTCATCCCATTCTCTTTTGCTTTAAATTGCAAGGCTTCTATTCCTTTTGAGTAGTTTGGTTGGGTCTTAACTCTAATTAAATGTCTAGTTTCATACCATTGACCGCATAAATAAACCTCATATTTAACTTCCTCCTCCAAACTATCGCAAGCCCTTAAAAATATTTCAGCATCGAATGTTTCGTAAATTTCACAAACTGGAGGTATATTTGTATTAGATATTACACATCCATTTTTATAGCAATTTGTTAAAAACGGAAATTGTCTAAAACTTCCTATATCTTTATATTTTATCCTATCCTTAATACTGTCAAAATTTTCCTGTGTGCATCTCATTGCTATTTTTCTCATAATTTTTATTTTTTATTTAAATTTAATTTCTAAGCACCATAAAAATAAATGTATTGATAATTCTTTGTTTTTCAAGTCATAACCTATTCCAATTCCTAAGTAATTTGTTTCTATTAATTTCATAATTTATTCATTTTAGATTCGTAAATATAATATATTATTGTTGTTTTTAAAGGATAATATTTACAATTATCCATACTCAAAGATTCAATTTGATTTTCATTATACAAGGCTCTTTTGTCTTTTGTCTTAACTTTTTTTAAGCCTATTTTATAAATCTTATTCCTAACCGCCTTAACACTAATATTTAATTGTACAGCTATCTGGTCAACGTTATAAAGTTTTGTCATATTTTAATTTATCTAATTCATCACTAAGTTCCATACCTACCGATATAGCGATGTACAGAGCTATACAAAGCACAAATAAAATAAGTGATAATAATAATACTCCGATTAATAAAAATTCGTTATTCATGATGTTGCTTTTTTAATTAGTTGTTTTGTTTTTTACAATCATTATCACAATACATTTTTATTTTTTTAGCTCTATATTCTTCAAGAGAAATAGTAATTATATCATAACCTTCTTTTGAGTGTTTTGCAAATTTTTTATGACTGTCATTGTCCATTGTATGAACTACGGAAACCATAATTGCACTTTTACATTCTGGACAAACTGCCAATTTAATTTTTACTTCTTCATCTGGTATTGTTTTCATAACTTTAATATTTAAATAAGTTTTTTTGATTCCCACATAATAACACGGATATATAATCCCAAAGTTGCTCTAATTTTTTCATGATGTTTAGTTTAATGTTAAATGTCCTTTGAATGTATTTTTTGATTTGTTTTTACGTTGTCTCTGTATTTTTAAAGCGTCTTTATAATTATCAGCATTTACTTTGTTTGTAAATTTCTCTCCGTTGATAATTACCGTGTTAGTGTACGTTTTCATAATATTAAAGGTTTTTTGATTGTTTTTTAAAAGATTCTATTTGTATTTTTTCAGCAGCTACAATATGAGAAGCGTTATTTTTAGATTTCAATTGGTCAATTACCCATTCCATCTCTTCTAATAAAGTATATTCGTCTGTTGCAGTTTCAGAAAACATTACTAAAACTTCTTTTAAAGAAACATATTCAAACCCATTTGTTCTCATTAATTCTTGAGCAATTTCGATTATCTCATTTCTGTTATCTGTTAAAAATTCTTTAGTAAGTTTCATAATATTTTTTTTGTTGTTGTTATTTCTTCTACAAATATAAGACTTAATTTAAGATATACAACAAAATGATATAAAATAAATATTATTTATAATTATTCTAAATAGTTAATAGATTTTAAACTTAATATATTCGCTACCTTTTTTAACTATTTCCTTGAATACGTGCATTTCGTATATAAATCTGTCATCAACTCCATATTTTTTTACTAAACAATCTATAAACGTTTTAATGCAATTGTCTATGTCGCTCGCTTTACTGCTAAAACCAAATTCAATTGCTATCTTTATATTTGTTTCGTCTGGAATAGATAGCGTTTTTGGCAATTGTAACAAACAATTTTTAATAAAATAGTCGTACTTATCAGTTCTGTATTTTCGTCCTTTAAAAGCCTCATTTATTGATAGAGGCTTTATTTGTAAAAGATAATTCATACTAATAAATTGTTTCAATTAAATAGGGTAAACTATCTTTGTTAACATCAAAATCAAATGAATCAAAAGAAACGCCCCTTGCATATGGGTTAGATACGTTGATACTTTTATCATCGTTTACTTCCAGTTCAATAACGCTCTCTGCTTTTTTCAAAACATACGTTCCCAAATGTCCTAAAGGCTTTCCAGTAGTTCCTGATTTATGTATTATGGTAGTAACGTGTATGTTATAGTCAAAAGTCCACTTCAATAGATAATCGCTCGCTTCTTTTGACATCACAATATCATTAGTATTTTCAACTAAATCAGCAATCCCATCAATTGAAACTAACTTAACAGGACTTTTATATAATTCTTTTTGATTTTTCAAACAATAATCAATTAATAATAATCTTTGTGTTGATGATAATTGTCGTGTTGTATAGCATTTATAGTTTTCATATTGCAAACTTGTAATATCCTGAACACGTCTAAAAGTCCTTTGAGCGTAATATTTACCCTGTTCAGTATCAAAATCTAAAATGGTATAATCATTATCACGATGCCCTTTAATATTTCCAAATAATACATTAGAATTTCCCCCGATATAACAAGCTAAGAAAGCACTTTTTAAGAAAGATTTCTTTGCTTTTGAAACTGCTATAATTGCACTAAATTCTCCAGCAGTCATAACAGCAGTAGGGTATATTTTATTCTTATATTCGTGAGTTCCAATTGATAAAAGTATCTCAGGCGCAATCATTTCTTCAGATAAATCTACAAAGCATTCATTTTGTATAGTCAAAAAGTCTAAAACTACTTCGCTATCCGTTTTATTTTCTAAGTCATCAAAGTTTAAACTCATAATTTTATTATTAAAACATTGTTATTTGATTTTGTGCTACATCTTTGTAAATTTCACTTTTAAATTTTATTATTGATAAATCATCATTTGATTTTTCACCAATATATTTAAAAGATTTTGATATTGAAACTTTTATTTTATGCTTATTTTTAAATTTTTCATTATGCTTTTTTAAAGTTTCTATATTCTTAAAATCCTTTACTTTTTTCCATTTAAAATTATTTTCTAAATTATTTGTAAGGCTTGGATTTGATGTTTTAATATAAATTGATTTATTATCGGATAAATACAAAGATGAAATATAATTTAATATTTTATAACCAATACTTAAACCTTGAAAATCAGGCATTACAACTAATCTGCTAACTCTAAAACCATTTTTATAATAACCACTTGGACTTGGTAAAATAGCAATAAAACAAACAGGTTTATCGTTAAAAATTACAACAAAGCATTTTGACGCTAAATTTAAATCTTCAGTTAAATAGTGATGTTGTTTGAATAAATTCCAAGTTTCATATCTACATCGAAATATCGAAAGTTCAATTGTTGGTTGCCGAAGTTGTGACGCTATTTCAAGACGCCCTTTAGATGGTGAATAAATCCAATCAGGTTGTAACCATTCCATTATATCGAAATGACAAGAAGCAAGTACTATTTTTTTGTTAGTACGTCTAATGTACTTTTGTAATGCATTACTCATTGCTTTTGCTACATCTCTATCTACTACACTTGTATATTCATCAATTAAAATAGTTTCGTTTTCTTTTGCACTTCCTACGATATAAGCAAGATTTGCACGATATTGTTCTCCATTTGATAAAGTATTGAACGGTCTTAACCAAGTTGGTACAGAACTTAAACCCATAGCACTCAATAAAAATGTAGCTTCTTTTGGCTCTAACCAATCAAAATTTGAAATTAAAGATTTTGAATTATCAAAATATGATTTATCCATTTCTTTTTTAAAGTAGTTTTTTAATATTGTGGTCTTACCTGTTCCACTACCTCCATAAACAACGCCTATATTCCATTTATTACCAATGTGTTTTAAGTTAGCTTCTACAACTACATTTGATTCTTCTTTGTTTTGAATGTCAAATGCTTCATAAATATATTCTGTATATTTATCGTTGTTAATTTTGTGTGTTAAATTTATTTTCATATTTTTTTTATTTATAATTATCTATTTCTTTTAAAAATTCATTCGCACTATTGTAAAAAGAATTACTTACACTTTCAAATGAAAACTCTTTTTTTATCAAATCTATTATTTCTTTTTCGTTTTCTTGTAATAAATTAATATTACCATTTTCTTTGTGGTTCAAATGATCTAATTCAAAGCCTTTCGATAATAAAAATTCTTCTATTTTTTTGCTATTAATATTTTTATATAAATTTTGTAAATGAAAAACTAAAGGTTCTTTTAAAATATCTGATGTACTTTTTATAGCTGTTTTAATATTACCGTGATAATGTAAATTTTGATTAAAAGTATAGCACAATAGTTTTGCAAATAGTAAATTATCATTAACATACTTTATTTCGCTATTTTTAAGCTCGTCATTCAATTGTTTCAATGCTTCTATATCTTCTTTATAGATTTTATCTTTTGAGCGTTTAAAGACGTTAAAAACTCTTTTTAGTGCATTTTCTGTTTTCCAACTCATAATTTTTCTATTTCTTGTTTAACAATGTTCCAATATTGTAAATAAAATTTATCATCTAATCTTTTAACTGGAGGAGTATTATTTATAGATGGAAGGTCTTCTATTTTTAAATCAATAGATGTTAATGCAAATTGTTTAGCTAAATTTTCAATCACTACAAACTTTTTTTCCTCAGACAATACGAACGATTTATGTCCAGACGCTTTAGCTAAAATATTAAATTGATTTGAAACAATTTCAATTGCCTTTTCTTTTGGTGTCATAATTTTTTTATTTTAAGTTTATAAAAGTGGTGTTTTTTTAATTACTGTTTTTCTTTCTTGTTTATTAAGCCAATTTATAAAATGCGTACAATATTCAGTTTTATTTATTTTTTGTTCAAACTGAACGTTTATCATGTCATTGTATTTTTTTAAAAACATTTTGGTTTCATTAGGATTGAATTTCTGTTTACTTTGCATCGAAGTACTTTCTATCCATGATTCTGCTTTAATCAACTCATAAAAAAATCTATCATTATTATTTTCTTTTTTAGTTTCTATTTCTTTTTCTATTTCTTTTTCTATTTCTTTTTCTATTTCTCTTTGCTTCTCATTAGGCTTCACCAAAGGCTTTTCAATAGGCTTACTAAAAGGCTTCACTAAAGGCTTGCTTATTTTACCCCCTTTTGCCCCTGCACGTACTAATTTTAAACGGTTTTCGCATGATGGAACTGTTAAAATATTGTCCTTAAAATGTATTAATTTCAAAGCGTATAATTTGTTTAAAATAGCTTCTAATTCTACTTTTTGTACAAAAAACTTTCTAATCCAGATTTCTTTTTTAAATTCTATCTTATTATCGTTCATCATTGCAAGGTCTATTATTTCACGATAAAGTCCTCTTTCGGATAATGATAATTCAAAAACATGCTCTGAATTTCCCCAGTCTTTTGGATACCAAGTATATCCTAATTTAGCCATTAGAAACCTCGCTTTCACAATAAGAAATTTGTTTTTTTAATTCTCTATGAAATTTTATAGCAGTTTCTTTGTCTAAAGTCACATAGCTATTATGCCCGTCTATTTCTAAGTTAATAAAAATTTCATTTTCTAATAAAGCAAAAACTTCTAATTTATTATTGTTAGTTTCACTTCTTTCTGTTCCTGTAAAAATTATTGATTTTCCCATACTTTATGAATGTTTATATAAAACAAACAAAATTTAGTTTAAAAAGTAAAATCCGATACAGTCAGCGTGATGTGAGATTTCGCTTTCCGTATCGGATTCTTATAATATTTTCGGTTGTAATAAATCTCACTAAATTACAAATACAAATATAA